ATGCTCAAGAGCATCCCGGAAAGCATACCAAGCTTAAACTCAAAAAGGGTGGCATGGATGTTAAGAAAATGGCTAAGGGTGGTGTAACCCAGTCTAACCTACGCAGCATGGGTCGCAATATGGCTCGTGCTACAAATCAAAAGTCTAGCTCAAGAGGTCGTTAATATGGCAACCGCAAAGAATGTAAAACCTACCACCAAGAATAGCCCAGCTATCAAAACTGGTAAGGCTCCCTATGACAAACCTGCAAGTGACTATGCGCGCCCACACACAATGGCTGGCAAAATCATTGATGGTAATGAAGTAATGGAAATGGGCGATTATGCTACTGAGAAGTCCGCAAAAACCGCTAATATTAAAGATCCATTACCAGCAAGCGCTGTAAGCTGGGGCAAAGGCACAACCAAAGAAGACGGACAAGAAACCCGTGGAAATGGCGCTGCTACCAAAGGTCGTATTGCTCGTGGACCAATGGCGTAATAAATGAACTACGAAACGTTATATAACAACATTCAAACCTATGCCCAGACGTCAGAAACGACGTTTGTGGCAAATATTCCATTCTTTGTGGAACAGGCTGAAACACGCATATATAACGCAGTACAAATTCCATCCCTGCGCAAAAATGTTACAGGTAATTTAACAGCTGGAAACCAGTATTTAACTTTGCCGTTTGACTGGTTAGCCACCTATTCTATTGCAGTAGTAGATAGCAGTGGAAACTATACTTACCTACTTAACAAAGATGTTAACTTTATCCGCGAAGCGTACCCTAACAACGGCACAAGCTCTTGGTCTTTACCTAAGTATTACGCTATTTTTGGCAGCTCTACTAACAATGTCAATGAATTGACCGCAATTGTTGGACCAACACCGGACTCATCCTATAACGCAGAATTACACTATTTCTACTATCCAGTGTCTATTGTTCAAGGCGTAATTGCTATTTTGAATACTACATTCACAGCTGGAACCCTATATTCTCCGGGCTTATATCAAAATGTCCCATTAACCGGTGGCTCTGGATCTGGTGCTACTGCTGACATTTTGGTCAATGCATCTGGTAACGTTTCCACATGCACCATCCAAAACGGTGGTAGTTTTTATACTTCAACCGATATTTTGGGGGTTTCCGCTTCTTCTGTAGGCGGCACTGGATCAGGGTTTGCAATAGGAATCCAACAGCTTAATAACCCATCTGGTCAAAGCTGGTTGGGCGACAATTACGATCCAGTCCTATTTTACGGATCTATGCGCGAAGCTATGCTATTCCAAAAGCAGGAACAAGATATTATTAAATATTACGAAGATAAGTTTCAAGAAGCCCTGTCTGAGATCAAGCGCCTTGGTGATGGTCTTGAGCGTGGCGATGCTTACCGCGATGGTCAAACTAAACTTATGGTTAAAACCTAATGCCTATCGTACAAGGACAAACTACATTATTTAAAGCCAACATTTTGTCTGGTTTGGAGAACTTTACCCTAACTTCCCCATATACATACAAAATAGCTCTTTATAACGGTAATGCCCAGCTCGACAACACCACTACAACCTACACAAGTACCAATGAAGTGACTGGAAGCGGGTATACCGCTGGCGGTCAGGTTTTAACTATTTCCAATCCACCTACGGAAGATACGACCAATAACATCGCTTATATATCGTTTAATAACGTTTCTTGGTCTGGAGGTCTTTCCGCAAATGGGGCGTTAGTTTATAATAGCACCACTGGAGCGGCGTGTTTTATTTTGAATTTTGGTAGCACAATTACCAGCTCAAATACGTTTACCGTTACGTTCCCAACGGCAACATCAACAACAGCAGTACTGACAATTAGTTAAGGAGTTTTATATGGAAAAAGCAAAATTTGGAGATATCAGTACCGCTGCGGTTACTCGTAATGCTGCGTCTGACAACTCTGTAGGTTTCGAGGGATTCTACGATGTAGTATGCTACGATGCACAAGGCAATCTTAAGTGGGAAGACAGAGCGCCTAACTTGGTGACTGCTGCTGGAAAAAATGCTCTATTTGATTACTATTTTGGCTCAACTGGTACTGGTGGCGGCACTTCTTCTGGTGCTAATTACCTTGGATTGGTAGGAAGCGCTTCAGCTACTGCTAACTATTTTCCATCAGATACTATTTCTAGTCACGCTGGTTGGATTGAAGTTGGTGGATCTAATGCTCCAGCATACACTGGTACTCGTCAAGCTCCAAACTGGACAGCCTCTTCAAATAACGGATCTGCTGCTGGTAGCAACATCACATCTAAAGCTGCTTCTGCATTGACATTTACATTTACAAGCGGCGGTACTGTATTTGGTTGCTTTATTAACTCAGGTGCATCTGCATCTGCTACCAAAGACTCTACTGTTGGTGTTCTATATAGTGCCGGTAGCTTTACCGCAGGAAGCAAAATTGTAGCAAGTGGCGACTCTTTAGCAGTTACCTACACCACTACCGCAACGTCTTAATTTAGGAGCCAATTATGGCTTTAGTATTAGCTGATAGAGTACAGGAAACAACGTCCAGCACAGGGACAGGCTCAGTCATTTTGGCTGGGGCTGTCAATGGTTATCAATCATTTACTGCTGGTGTTGGTAATGGTAATACTTGTTATTACACCATTTATGACAATACATCCTTTGCATGGGAAGTAGGTATTGGCACATTTACAACATCACCTAATACTTTAGCTCGTAATACGATTCTGTCTTCAAGTAATAGCGGTTCAGCAATTAATCTTGCTGGTAATACTGCGGCAGTATGGGTAGATTATCCATCAGGAAAATCTGTTTATAAAGATGCAAACGGAAATGTATCAGCAAATAGCTTTACTCCCGGATGGACTTCAAATACAACTGCATCGGCTACAACAACTTTAACCGTAATAAGCTCATATTACCAAAGATTTGTTGGTACATTAACGCAAACCGTTATTCTTCCTGATGCTACTACAGTATCTTTAGGTCAAGGATTTATTCTTGATAATGATTCAACGGGCAACGTAACGTTATTAGCAAACGGTGGTGGCGCTTTGGGGGCGGTTGTACCGGGCATGGCAGCATTTATTTTTTGTGAAAACAATAGCACAGCGGCTGGTAGCTGGTCTGGTTATATGTTTGTGCCGGGCGCAGGACCGAGTGGAGCTGTAACTTGGGGTACATCTGGTTTAAATATGGGCGGAGGAACTCTTAGTGGGGCTACATGGGCTGGCAGCACTATTTCCATGACTTATGGTGGCACTAATGCAAGTTTAACAGCTACTGCTGGTGCTTCAGTATATTCTACAGGCACAGCACTAGCTTTGTCTGCGGCAGGTACTTCTGGTCAATTATTAACATCTGGTGGGTCTGGCGCTCCTACATGGACATCCGCTTCTACATTGACAGTAGCAGCAGCCACCACAGCAAGCACTGCAACAAGCGTGACAGGTGGATATGTTTCATCTGCTGTAGCCGGTACTGGAGTTTCCGTATCCGCCGCTACTGGCGCAGTCACAATTAGTATTGGACAGGCAGTAGCAACTTCTTCCAACGTTCAATTTAACTCTTTAGGTGTCAATACTGCTGGTTCTGGAACCGCAGGGGAGATTCGTGCTACCAACAACATTACTGCATACTATTCAGATGAACGTTTAAAAACTAAAGTTGGTAACATTGATAACGCTTTATACAAAGTAACCCAAATTGAAACAATGCTCTACCATGCTAATGAAACTGCTGTTGCACTTGGTTATGATGCATCAATTATGGAGGTTGGCGTTACAGCTCAATCTGTTCAACAGGTTCAACCAGAAGTCGTTGTACCAGCACCTATTGATGACCAATATTTAACAGTTCGGTATGAAAAATTAGTGCCTTTGTTAATTGAAGCAATCAAAGAATTAAAGGCGGAAATAGACGCACTAAAGGGCAAATGATGTTTGGCTTAACTGTCTTCTCTCAAGCTCCATTTAATGCATTCCAATCAAATATTTATGGTGGAAGCGTAAGCGAGTCTATTGCATCAGATACTGATATTGACGCAGTAATTGCTAGTTTCAATAGCGTTATTACAGAATCCATTTCTAGTTTTGCAGATTCACAAACTGTGCAACAAATTTATGGAGTTCAAATAACTGAGCCAATTAGCAGTTTTGCCGATTCCTTGCCGCAGCCAGCACAGACTTATGCTGTAATAGTAACTGAGCAAATAACCACAGAAACAGATTCTGGAATTAGTATTTTTGTATTTACTGCAGCAATTAATGAAAACATATCTGCCGACTCCGATATAGAGTCAGTAATTGCAAATTTTAGTAGCGCCATAAAAGAAGGCATTAACGTAGCAGATTCTCCTTTTGGTCAAAAAATATTTAACACTGTTATTACTGAAAATTTAACAGCCGCTGATATTGATGTGGTAATTGCATCATTTTTAAGCGCAGTAACAGAAAACTTTAGTCCAGCAGATGCGCCTTCAGTTATTGCAGCATTCGTTTCTGCTATTTCTGAAAATGCTGCTTTTGCAGATAACGCAACTTCTATATCTGACTGGATTAAAATTATTGATTCGCAAACACCAAATTGGGTTGTAATTAACAACTCACAATAAGGATTATTATGACAACGACATATTCACCATCGCTAAAATTAGCCCTTATTGGCACTGGAGACCAGTCTGGTACATGGGGTCAAACTACCAACACTAATCTTGGTACGCTATTAGAGCAAGCAATTACAGGCGTAACGGCTATTTCTTTACAGGGCATAAGTTCGTACACGCTAACAAATTATAATGGCACATCAGATGATGCTCGCAACGCAGTACTTATTTTTAGTGGAACTCCTAGTGGATCGCCTACAGTTACAGCGCCAGCACAAAATAAAGTATATGTAGTAGTCAATAACACTACTCAGCCATTAACTATGGTTGTATCTGGTGGTGCTACATCTTTAGTTATCCCAGCTCAGTCTACAGGTCAATGTTATTGCGATGCATCAAATGTCAGCGGTAGCGGTATTGGATTCTATTCTGCACAAACAACAGCGGCTGGTAATTGGAACGTAGGCGGTAATTTGGTTGTTTCTGGAACCTCATCATTTACGGGTTCCGCAATTATGAGTACCCTGACGGCTACAGCTATTACATCTACTTCAATTACATCAACAACCTCAACCAGCGGAACCTATAACGGCGCAGGCACAGGTCTTACAGGAACCGCAGCCAGCCTTACCGCAGGCGTCGCCAAAAGCATAGCTAATGCTGGTGGTTGGAACATAACCCCAAACGGCAATAAATTATACTTTAACTATAATGGCACAAACGTTGCTAGTTTAGATTCTTCTGGCAACCTTATTGCTTTGGCTAACGTAACTGCTTATGGAACACCTTAATGTACGACTATTGGCTTTGGGATAGCGCTTTACC